TCCTCCATGCCACTAAAAGGTTTGGACATATTAAAATTAATGAACTGACTCATGCCTAGACCAAGATTAACTGAAGATGAGATGCAGGTGTTAAAACGCCTGAGATCCGGCGGCGCAATGACAGCTCTCATGGAGGAGTGCAATGAGGCCGGCATATCGCCAAGCTCGGTTAAGCATTTCTGGTATAAATCAAAGAGGATTAGCCTTTTCTCCAAATCTGAGAACCTTAGCCTAGACGAGCTGTTTGAGCCGGTGCTGGCCGATCTCAGAAAATACTCGCCAAAGTTTAAAGCGTTAAAACGCAAGAAAATCAAAGATCCACACTGCTTGATACTTGATCCATCGGACATCCACGTTGGTAAGCTAGCTGTTGAGGAGGAGACGGGCAGCAACTATAACGTGAAGGAGGCCGTAGCTTGCGTAGATCGCGGGATCGATGACCTGCTACGAATGTCCCAAGGCTGGGAGATTGACCAGGTTTACATGGTGATCGGGAACGATTGCTTACATATCGACAGCCAGCGCCCAGTCACGACAGCCGGAACGCCTCAAGACATGGATGGTCTGTGGTGGCAGTCGTTTATCCAGTGTAAGGACTTGATGGTCAGGGCGATTGAGAGGCTGCTGCCTTACGCTAATGTCACGGTAATTCATTGCCCCAGTAATCACGATTACGTCGCGGGTTGGATGCTCGCTCAAACGCTTAAAGCATACTTTCGCAAAAGCAAAAACGTCACATTTGATATTTCGGTCAATCATCGTAAATACGTCAGATTCGGATCAAATATGCTCGGATTTAGCCACGGGGATGGAGCGAAACTGGCAGATACGCCATTGCTCATGGCCCAAGAAGAGCCAGAGATGTGGGCCGCGACTAAGCACCGCACTATTTATTTGCATCACCTGCATCACCGATCTGTAACTAAATGGCCCGGACCATGGCAGAGTGCCAAAGATTACATAGGAGTCACTGCCGAACATATTAGATCGCCATCCGGCACTGACTCGTGGCATCACAAGAAAGGATACGTGGGAGTCCCAAGGTGCGTTGAAGCCTTTATTCATCACAATTCTGATGGACAAGTTGCGCGATTAACTCATCATATTAAGAATGGATAGAGAGACTAGGGAGGCTTATGCTTCGTTAAAGCCCTGCGTTAAATGCGACGGATACCCCCGCTTCAGATATGACCCAGGCGCGACCTTTTCTTACTGTGTCAGAAATACTTCAGACTGCCCGTGTCTTGCGGCAGCGCCAGATTACGATCCGGCTGAATTAGCGAGACGAATTAATAACCAAAATAAAAAATGAGCGAAAGCATGAAACTAACAGGAAGCCTCCATTTACTGGGGGATACGCAGACATTTAACTCTGGATTCACTAAGCGTGAGTTTGTGGTTAAGGTGGATGACGGGAAATTTGACCAATTCATTAAATTAGAGCTGGTTAAAGATCGGATCAAGGAGCTTGATGAAGCTAAAGTTGGTGACGAGATCACCGCGCATTTCAACATTCGTGGCCGAGAGCATGACGGGAGGTTTTTCAATAACCTTGTCGCGTGGCGTATCGAAAGCGCCTCACCTGCCACAAACGATCCTGGCGAGGCTTACAAGGCCAAGGCAGCGGCACTAGACGCCAGCGCTGCTGATGGTGACGAGATCCCGTTTTAAATCCTAATTAGAAGAGAGACATGAGAACTTACATAATTGATTGGGGGAAAAATGCAAACGGAGCTAGGTATGCTTTAGTTCAAGCTAAATCACTAAGGCAAGCATGGTTAGATATTGATTGCACGATTGGAGAGCCTGAAAACATTAAGCCTCTTCGTATCCCGAAGTCTTGGATGGATATTCGATATTTAGAAATCGAAAGCCCAGAAGACCCTATTGAGGGAGGTCTTATAAAAGACCTTAACTTTTAAGCGTTATAAAAGTTGAACTAAACCCTGACGAGATCGCAATCTGTCAAATTTTAGGCAGAATGCGGTCTCTGATTGCTAGAAACTCAGGCGTTAAAGATGCCAAGGTTGGGACACAGGACGGCGCTAGCGCAGACGTTTTGGGTGTAATGGCAGAATACGCATTCGCGAAACGCTACAACACCTTCCCAGACCTTGGTTTAACACCTAGAAGCGGTAGCGCTGACGGTATCCTTAATGGTAAGCGGTATGATATTAAATCAACTACCTACAAAACTGGAAGGCTACTATCTACGCTGAAAGTTAATCCTGATGTTGATATTTATATTTTAGGAATAGTCGGGGACCTGGATGTTGACTTTATCGGGTGGGCATCAAAAGAGCAGCTAGTCCGTGAAGAAAACATCATTGATTTAGGCCACGGCCAAGGATACGCGCTTACTCAAGACAAGTTAACCTGGTTTTAAGTGGAAATAAAAAACTAAAAAAGTTTAAAATAGGTGTTGACGTTGGTTATCAGTGTGTCATTGTCCCCCTGACATGAGAACACTACCAATTGAAGTTGCCTTTATCGAATTAGCTAATCTAGAGAAGACCTTGGGCTACGCTAACCTCTGGGACAAAGTCTGCTATCACTCGCAGACAAAACTATGCTGGGTCACCCACAAGACTCAAAAGGAGACAATCTTGTATCTGGACGCAGATAAATACGGCCCGATCGTTGAGACACTTAACGAGACAGGCGATCTTGAAGAGCATATGTCAGTCTCACTGTAACCTTTAACAGACACATATATTATGAATTACGCTCAACAAGCACACAAGCCAGAATGGTATAAGGTCGATGATACCAAATTATACCACGCCGCAACGTCAGGCTCATCACCGTTCAATGAATGGTATGAGTTTAACAATAGGGCCGAATCAGTCGAGTTTCTTGCGGATCACTTCCCAGATGACAAATTTTGTTGGGTAGGTGGAGAGATTTGGGACATGGAAGACCTAACTTACGATGAGGTCTCTGAAGGATTTGTTTGCCCAGCAAAGGGACAACCTGCCGACATCCAAGAAATAATCGAAGCCACAAGCAAATTTTAATAATATGAATATCCAAGAGATCATCCAGTCAGCTATTTTCGTAGCCATTTTAATCCTCATGGCTTGGGCCGGAGGACAACCTTAAAAACACCTTGACGCTTTGTGAGAATTAGATACAACCTTTGCAGCAGCTTGCTGCTTTGTGTTTAATTCATATTAGTGTGTAACAACCGGTCTGAGTATTTAGTTGCTCAGGCCGGTTTTTTTGTTTATATTTAAAAGCATGGCAGGAGGGCGTCCAACAAAATACAAACCAGAGTTCTGCGAGATTGCGATAGAATGCGGCAAGCAAGGGATGGGAAAGGCTGAGATCGCGTCTAAGCTAGGAGTCGTAAGGGAGACGCTATGGGATTGGGGTAACAAAAAGCCTGAGTTTTCTAACGCCCTAAAAAGAGCTTACGAGGAGGGGCTGTCTTGGTGGGAACGTAAAGGGCGTGAGGCCACGTTTGGAGGGGTTGAGGGATTTAACTCTACCAGCTACATATTTCAGATGAAGAACCGTTTTAAGGAGGATTGGAGAGACAAACACGATCACTCTGTAGAGGTCTCCGGCGAGATTGAGATCGTTATTGGAGGAGAGGATGAGTGAGGTAACATTTGAAGAAGTTGAGAAGCTCGGACAGGTTGAGAGCTACCTAGAGGCTGAGGGCTTCCATAACATTACTTCGTTTGCTGAGATCACTGAAGGCGACAGGGTGATAGTGATGCTTGGTTCAGATACACCCAAAGAAGTAAACGTCTTCGGTATCTGCTGGAGCGCGGATCATTTTCAGAAACTTAGTGTTACAGAAATTAGAAACGATTTCATGACCGCATATGGCGACGAACAAGACTAGATTGACACTTAAACCTCGGAACTGGGTCAGGCCATACTTGCAACGCACAGAGGACAGAGCTTGTCTGGTGGTGCATCGAAGAGGCGGCAAGAGTTTTGGATGTTTGCAGGATCTCATCCTTAAATGCCACACCTACAAAAGGAAAGGCATGAAGTCTGCCCCTTTAAGGTATGCTTACTTCGCTCCTACTCAAGCGCAGGCCAAGAAGATTGCTTGGAGTTACCTTAAAACCTTTACGCATCAGATACCTGGCGTCATCAAGAATGAGTCAGAGCTATGGATTCGATTCCAGAACGGCTCCGAGATTGGCCTATATTCCGGTGAGGCTGTGGAGAGGTGCAGGGGACTCTACTTTGATGGTTGCATCATCGATGAGGCAGGGGATTTTAAGAGTGATGCGTGGGAAGCAGTCATTGAGCCGTGCTTGATTGATTACAAGGGGTGGGCCACGTTCGTTGGAACTCCCAAAGGAAAAAATCTTTTCTGGAGGATATATCAGCATTCGCTCAAAGATCCAGAATGGTTCTCTCTTTGCTTGAAGGCTTCTGATAGCGGCCTGATCCCGCCTGATCAGTTAGCTAGGATGAAGGCGACAAGAGACGCTAGTGTGTTTGAGCGAGAGTTTGAATGCTCTTTCTCATCTGACATACCTGGCACGATCTACGCCAAGGAAGTAGAGGATGCGCTGAGGCTAGGTCATGTTTGCGACTTTGAGCCTAACCGTGGGCCGGTATGGACGACCTGGGACATCGGATCGCCACAAAACACTGCTGTCATTTATTGGCAGATTGACGGCATGAGGAGAACGGTCATTGACTGCGACATATCAGCCGGAATGACGCTAGAGGACCGTGTAGGACATATGCAGGCTAAAGGATTTAGCTATGGCGGTCACCTACTGCCACATGACTCGGCAGCTAGACAGCCTAATGGTTTGACGTTCGCAGAGGAGCTAAGGAAGGCTGGCCTGTCAAACGTCCAGACAATCCCAAGGACACACGACAAGGAGCTACGCATTAACGCGACAAAGAAGGCATTCCCGAACATCTGGTTTAGAGACAAGCCAACTACGCATCTCAGGGACGCTTTAAGCCAGTTTCATTACAAGGAAGCTACCGATGGAACTGGATGGATCACAAACAAGATCTCTCACGGCTGGGAGTCTCACCCATCTGACGCATTCTCAATGCTCGCAGAGGCAGAGCTTCACGATATGCTGACCGATCAGCAGTCACACATTAAGCGCCGGCGTAGGCCACGCATCAATGCTGGGTCTGGATACTAAAGTGTCGCTTGCTTGATATTTAAAGATAGTTGACATATTTACGCAAAAAGCGTAATAAGCGCGTATGGGATTCCTTAGTCCAAAGCCTCCGCCTCCCCCGCCGCCCCCAGCATCACCAGACGTTGGCCGAACTGAAGCAAAGAAGATTGCCAAGCGTAAGCGGAAGCGGAGCATGAGTGAGTCTAGCTATGCTCAGTCAACTAAAGGCGGAGCGGTAAATCCAAACTACTCGACGGGATCTAAGACAGCTCAAGGCCAATGATTGACGAGAACGTAGACACTATTCTCAGAAAGGCAGAGTCACTTGAGAGTGAACTTAATGCCTTCAAGTCTCACTGGGATCTGACTGCGAAGTATTTTAAGCCTCAGCTTGATATATTTACGCAAACTCCCCAGTCGCCTGACGTTACCGGATTCTCTGGCCTGTATGACACTACTGGCATTGAGAGTCTAGATACCTACTCAAACGGCATGATCGCCGAGGTATTCTCGTCGAATGAGAAATGGATGATCTACACGCCCCAGGATGACCACGAGGTCGATGATGCGGGCCGGAAATGGTATAACAAATGTTCTGAGTTAGCCTTAACTGCTCTTGGTCGCAGTAACTTCTACCAGTCGATCAAGCCGGTCGTCACCGATATGGGATGTGGTGGCACTGGATCATTGTATGTTGAGCGAGGAAATAAGAAGCTACTCAAGTTTTGTTATGATCGATTAGGCACATTTGCCATTGAGAAGGATGGCGAGGGAGACATTCGGACCGAATACCGGTGGCTGACTATGACTGCCACGGAAATGGCAGATAAGTTTGGCGAGGATAATCTAGGCAAGAAGGCTAAGGCATCGCTAAATGAGATGAAGAAGGGCGGCGAGAAGACTCAGTTCACTGTGATCCATGCGTGTTTCCCTCGCAACAAGAACGGGATTGAATCCAAGAACAAGCCATTCGCCAGTATTTACGTCTGTAAAGAAGACAGAATGATTTTAGAAGAAGGTGGATATGATTACTATCCATTCGCTTCACCAAGAGCTGAGATCTGGAATGATTATAATTACGGTCTAGCTCCAGCCTCCAAGGCGCTACCGGCAATGAGAGAGCTAAACAAGCTCCGTAGAGATGTCCACGAGGGCGTAGCTTTACAGGTCAAGCCACCTTGGCTAGTGCCATCAGACTCAGTAGATGAGATCTCAACACGACCTAATGGCGTGACAGTCTTTGATGAGCGTAACGGGATGAAGCCCGAGCAGATGAGGGTCTACAACGACATCAACGCCGGCATGGTATTGATGGAGAACGTGACAGAGCAGGTCCGTGGATTCTTTCATGCTCAGCTATTTGAGGCCGTAGCTCAGAAGGACAAGCAGATGACGGCCAGAGAGGTCGCCAGTATTGAGAACGCTGCTCTTCGTCGATTCCTACCTAATTTCAACCAAATCACTACAGAGCTAACACCAATCTTCCAGAACGTGTTCCTACTTTTGTTCAATGAAGGAGCATTCCCAGACCCACCTGAGTCTGTAAAGCTTTACCCTGATGGCCCAATGAATGCCGGTATCGTGCCGCTTCCAAAGGTTGAGTTTACCTCGCGCATCGCTCTAGCGATAAGGATGATCGAAAACAACGCTATTGACCGCACTATTGAGCGGATTATGCCAATGATTCAGATCGCTCCAGAGCTTGCCGACAACTTTGACCTTGACCAGATGCTTAGAGATAGCGCCCGCAATGACGGTATTTCTGAGGATGTCATTAAGAATCTTCAAGAGGTAATCGAACAGCGCGAAGCCCGCGCAGCAGAGATGGCTCAACAACAGCAGATGATGATGGCTCAACAAGCCGCCAGCGCTGCCAAAGACGCCAGCCAGGTCGATCCTGAGAAGCTTCAAGGCATGATGCAATAATGGACAGACATACACATAACGGGAAGGTTGTTAAGACTCTCCTGTCTACTACAGAAGGGGACGCGCTGTTGGAATGGATGAAAGTAAAATTCCAGTTTAACCAGCCGGTGTTCAAAGCAGAAGACGATTACAACGAGACATCCGCAAAATTACGAGAAGGTGGCCGTCATGTAATCATAGAACTAGAGAACCTAAAACCAAGAAACCCAGATGATTGATTCAAGACTATTTAAACTAGTTAGCGACAAGTTCATTCGACAGACCGACATGAAAGAGATTGCTACGCTTGTAGATGGCGAGGTTACAGGTCTTCACCACAAGCAAGAGAAGTTCCGAGAGACTCTGGAAAGCCTGATCGGTGACGCATCACCAGTAGAGGTTGAGGTTTCTATTAAGCAGCCTAAAACAAAACGGTCTAAAAAGGATGCTCCAGCAGAATACTTTACTAAACGCATGGGCGGGAAGTCAGAGCAAGTAGTTGAGTGGAGACGCGAACACTGGAGTGCAAAACAATTTAAAGACGAATATGGCGATCTATTTACGGAAGAGAATCTATGAGACAATACGAATTGATTAGAAACGAAGAAGGAGGAGATGCTGGTGGCGGTGCTGCCGTAGCTGATCCTACAGAAGAATACGGCTCAGACCCATCAACCCCACCAACCTTTGACGCATCAGGAATGTTTGATGCAGATGGCAAGTTCCAAGAGATTGGAGACCGGTTTAAGAATGACAGCGTCGATGCTGACTACATTAACCGGAACTTTAAGGGCAAGAGTCCATCTGACCTAGCAAAGATGCTTAAGGATAACCAGACGGCAGCGCGAGCAAAGTCAGTCAGTTACCCAGGAGCAGACGCCAGCGATGAGGATTGGAGTCGATTCCGTGAAGCTGCCGGTGTGCCAGAGAGCGCAGACCAAGTCATGCCGGAAGACTTTGAAAGCTTCCAGAACGCTACCGGATGGACTGAAGAGGTGGCAACTCCAGTAGTTGATGCCCTAATCCAATCAGGAGCGCCAGGACCAGCAATTACTGCCGGACTAGCGGCTGTTCAAAAAGCAGCAGCAGCACAAGCCGAACAATGGCAAGCAGAGGCCCAAGAGCGACGAGAAGCCGGCAAACAGCAGCTTCTAGAAGCATTTGGAACTGAGACCGATGCACGCGTTAACGGAGCAACTATTGCAGCCGAAAAGCTTGGAATCCAAGCTGGACTAAGTCAGGAGCAGATTGAAGGCGTCAAGCAGGTAGTATCTCAGATTGATAGTCCAGAGCTTACTAGGATGTTTGCTCATCTAAGTGATGCAATCTCAGAGGCTTCCTACCGAGGTCCAGGTCAGACAGCTAAGGTTGATGATTTCCGAGGACCATCCGAGACAGCTCAGGCAATCATGGAAGATAGTCAGCACCCAATGCACGCTAAGTTCATGGCCGGCGACGATGCTGTCCACAAACACGTTGATACTTTACTAGCAAAAGCGAGAGATATTGCTTAACGAATTTCTAGGTGGTCTCTCTCTTCCCATCTAGCACCGAGCCTCCTCCTCTAAGTCATGTCAGAGGGGGAGGCTTTTTATTTGACTAAGTTGATATTTTAGCTTAGAAGGCTATTCATGACAGCTTACCTAGCTTGCTAGACCTGTCTATACAGCCCCAATTTGGCCGCCCTACATACGCCCCTCGCATGGCCTACCAGCATTAGCTGCCCCAATTTTAGAGGTTTCCGTTCACAGTCAGGCCTTCGTGAACCAAAACAAAAACCTAAACCTTAAAATATTATGCCAGTTAGTCCAACACTCGCGCTGATCGATCAGTATCAGCCTAAATTTGAAAGCCAGTGGCGTCGCCTTGCTCAGCAGGTCGATAGCCGTCTTAGCGGCGCTGTTAGCGTCAACTCCGGTTGTACCGGTGAAGTAAACTACCGCGACCAGATCAAGCCAATTGATGTTACGTCACTTGGTGGGCCAAACGCAAACCGCCTTGCAGCAACTGCGATCTCTGAAATCGAAACTCAGAAGCGTGCTAACTACCCTGAGAAGTTTCAGGCTGTTAAGCACTTTGATGAGTTTGATGAAGTATGGCTTGCAGATCAATCAAAGCCCACATCGCAAACCTTCCTTGAGTTTAAGGCAGGATTTAACCGCAAGATGGACGATCTTATTATTGCCGCCGCAACAGGAACCTCAAAAACAGGTGACAATGGCGCAGTAAGCACAACTCTTCCAACCGGCCAAGTTATTTCTGTCGATACTGGAGGATCTGGAGCTGGAATGAACCTTACAAAGATTCTTAATGCTAAACAGCTTATGGAGGAAAACGAGGTATTCGGTCAAGACATTGACGGTGATGACGCTTACCTTGTACTTAACGCCAAAGCCCTTCGCGGTCTTTATGATGAAGCTAAAATTACTTCTAGCGATTACGCCGGAGAATTATCAGCTCTCTTTAATGGAGAGATTGACCAATTCCTTGGTTTTAAATTCATCCGCACTGAGCGCCTTGCAGTTGCAAGCAATGTTCGCACCTGCTTTGCTTTTGTGAAGTCAGGTATAGCACTTGATA